CGGCAAAAAAGTTAAAAGATATAATGGAATGGCTTCAAAAGCTGCACAAAAGAATTGGAAAGGCACATATAATTCAATTGAGGGTGTCGCTTCATATGTGCCTTACAAAGGCACAACATCAAAAGTTATAAATGAAATTATGTCTAATGTTAGAAGTGGAATGTCATATAGCGGTGCTAGTAATTTAAATGAATTAAAAGATTTTGCACAATTTGTTAAACAAACAACTAGCTCACACACTGAGGGTAATCCTCATATTTACAATAGGAAATAAAATGCCAGTTAAATTAGTATTAGGTCTCCAACATGGTGACGAAGGTAAAGGAAGAGTTGTTGATGACTTAGCCCAAACTTGGGCAGATGTTGTTGTAAGATTTCAGGGCGGAGGAAATGCAGGACATACTGTTTATGATGAAGAAGGAAACAAATTTGTAACACATACTTTACCTGTAGGTGTCTTAAATAAAGGTGTTCAAAGTGTAATAACTAGAGGATGTCTTGTTGATTTAGAGGATGTAATAAAAGAAATTCAAACATTAAGGATTCCTCCACAAAAACTAAGAATTTCAGGCTATTGTCCTATTGTTGAACCAATGCATAAAATGAAAGATCGTTTAAAATATCAAAAGAAAATAGGCACAACTGCAAAAGGAATTGGTCCAGCATATTCTGACTTTTATGCAAGAGATGCTTTTCTTTTAAAAGACTTATTATATAGTCCTGAAAAAACGCTTATTGAAATGCAAAATAAGTTTTATAATTTTCAAGAATCGAGAGCACAAGAAGGTGAAACATTAGATGATTTGCAAATAGACTTTGACACTTTTAATAAGTGGCAAGATAATTTTATGAATTATGTAAGTTTTATTAAACCCTATATTGTTTTAACAGAAAATCTAATTCAAGAATTTTATAATAACAATCAAAACATTTTGCTAGAAGGAGCTCAAGGAAGTGGATTAAGTATTAATTCAGACAATTATCCAGATGTTACTTCTTCTTATCCTACTATTGGAGGTGCTCTAAATTCAACTGGACTTAACCATAAGCAAATTGATGAAGTGATAGGTGTTATAAAGTCTTATAAGACAAAAGTAGGAAGCGGATTGTTTCCTAGCAAATGTCACGATGGTCAAGAAAAGATTCTTGCTGATATTGGCAAAGAATTTGGAGCAACTACAGGACGCCCAAGGCAATGCGGCTGGCTTGACTTAGATGAAGTTAAAGACGCAGTTTTAATGAACGGTGTAGATCATATCTGTGTAATTAAAACAGATGTACTTGCACACGTTCCAAAACCTAAATACTATCTACACGGCAGAAATTATAGCATACCTAAAATAAACGAGGTAAGTACTTTTGATATTGGCTTTAGTGAATTATTAAATGTGATAAAAGATCAAACAGGCGTTAAAACAATATCATATACAACTGGCCCAAAAAGAGGAGAGATTGTATGGAAGATTTAAAAAGAGGTGATCTTGTTTTAAATACTAATAGACATTCAAATGTCAAGTCTAAACATGCAATTTTTTTAAACTATGGATTAAATGCATCGTGTGCTGAACAAAAAACTTTATCAAAAGTATTAATAGATGGAATGATAATACAAATACCCACAGCATTTTTAAAAAAAAGCCTTAAAGAGGAATAATGATACCACGCTATAAAGTACAAGAAATACATGATATATGGAAAACTGATAATAAACTTAACACATGGTTAAAAGTTGAATTGGCACATTTAAGTTCTTTATTAGGCAACATAACAGAAAAAACAATAACGCAAGAAGAATATGACACAATTCTTGCAAATATAACTATCGATAAAAATCGATGGGAAGAAATAGAAGAAGAAACTAGACATGATGTTCAAGCATTCGTTCAAATGTTAGAAGAAAGTATACCAGATAATAGTGGCAGATGGATTCATTATGGCTTAACATCATCAGATATTTTAGACACTTCTTTAGTTTTGTTATGCAAAGAGTCACTTTCAGTTATTGAAAAATATTGTAGTGAATTATTATACACCATGAATCAATTACTAAAAGATGAAAATGCACAAAAACAAATACTAGCTAGAACTCATGGCAAAGCAGCTGAAATTCAGACTTACAAAGATGTTTACAATAGATGGATTAGCTCTTTAAGAAGAGGTTATGATTCTTTAAGACTAGCAAAAACTCAATTAAAGTATGGAAAATTATCAGGACCTACTGGTAATCATACAACTAATTGTTTGATGAACGAAGCTAATGCTTTAAGAACTTTAGAATTATATCCTATGACATGTTCGCAGATAATTCCTAGAGATATTTTCTTAGATTACTTTTATGCTATTCTTAAAGTAGTTCTAGTCGTAGAAAAGATTGCGTATGATATTCGAATCTATAGCATAGATGGTGTTAATGAAATGTCTGAACCTTTTAGAAAAGGACAAAAAGGCTCAAGTGCAATGCCACACAAGAAAAATCCTATACTAACAGAAAATATATGCGGACTAACTAGATTATATAAATCGTATATGAATACAGCAATTGAAAATTGCTTAACTCTCTTAGAAAGAGATATTTCACACTCTTCTTCTGAAAGAATTATATTTAAAGATGCAGCACATATTGCATGTTTTACAATGAAAAGATTAAATGCTGTTATTAAAGATTTAAATGTTAATGCTGAAACAGCAGCAAAGAATATTAATGAATTTAATCATATGACGTCAAGTCAAGAATCAATGAACAGAAGAATAAAAGAAGGTCATAGCAGAAAAGATTCGCACGATATATCACAAGAAGAATGTAATAAAGATTTATTTTTAACTTCTTATTAATACTTATAATAAAATAAGCAAGAGGTTATTTATGAACGAAAGAAAACTAATTAGAGAATTTTTAGACATGTCAACAAATACATGTAGCGGTTGCGGTTATAGTCCATGTAGATGTGATGCTATGTGTGATTGTTGTGGATGCGAGATATGTCAATGCAATGATATTGTTGAAGATCCTAATTATCAAGATTACAGTTTAGACTCTGTAAATTATGATAATTTAGAACATGGTGAAGCACACCATTCAATAGAATATTCTGATGACGGCACAATATCAGCAGAAGAATTACATCATCATTTTGATTTAGATGATGACGGACGTGTTACGCCACAAGAATATGTTGATCATATCGAATATCATGTAGCACATCCTGAAGCTTTAGATCATTATAAACAATTAAGAAGTCAATCATATGACTCTGTTCCATGCATTGATTCTTATAATTCGTGCGGTGATCATCTAATGTCAAATCCTGACGATATAGATAGATATTTAAAGCCTTTAATGGATTGCTCAGGATCAACATGCAGAGAATCATCAGCAAAAGCTTTACTGGACGTTTTACAGTCACTTATTAATTGTGGTGTTTTTGGATAATAAAATTAAAGTGTAAATATTAATTTAATATATTATTATAAACAAAACAAAAAAGGATATATTAAATGATTAAAAAAGGTGACAAAGTTTATCACTGGCAAACAATAAACAAAATTGGTACTGTTGTAGACATTATAACAGAAACAAATAATCAAATGACTGTAGGAGGAACAACTGAGGCGAAGATCTATTATGTAATAGAATATCCAAATGCAAAGTCAGAAATACACAGATCAGGAGATATACAAAAACATTTTGATTAATATTATTTTTTCATTATTATTAGCAACGCAATATAAGTTTTGCGAAGATCTTTATATCAAATTATCAAACAAAATACCCACAGAAGAAAATCTAGCTGTATGTAGTTTATTAATAGAAGATTCTAATTATCATAATTTAGATATACCTTTAGTATTAGGGGTAGCTTGGGAAGAATCTAGATTGACTGAACAAAAAAAACCTACTAAATATAATTGTGTAGGACCTTTGCAGATAAAATACCAATTTTGGTGTCCAAATAAAAAAGGTTATATAAATGCCATAAAAAGAGATGGGCTCTTAAAAAAGTGTGATATATTTTATCATGGAACAAGAGCTTTAAAATATTATATTGAAAGATTTAAACCTCTTAATAAAGCTTTATGTTATTATAATAATTCAAAAAAATGCAAAGGCAAGAAAAACTATAGATCACATTATGTTAAAAGAGTAAATAAATACACGAATAAGATTAGAAAGATATACAGAAAATACAACTTTTAATAAACTCTCTAAGTGTAAATAAGATTTAATATAAATTATAATAATAAAAAAGGATTAAAAATGTTCCCTCATATTTATAAAAAACAATTTTATTATTTATTAGACTATCTTCAAGAAAACTATAATGTTAAGGTTATTCAAAAACCTTATATAGATGACGCTTGGTATCCTATGCTCAATATGATTCGTATAAATCAGAATCTAAAATATAGAGAAAGATTATTTACTTTACTTCATGAAGCAGGTCATATGATTATTGACAATAATATTAGACATAAAGATATACTTTGTTTTAATAAAAATCGTCCGCATAAGATTAGATCTAAAATGAATTTTGTTCATACATTAAATGAAGAAATACTAGCTTGGAATTATGGAAAAGAACTAATTAAAAGTTTGAATTTTACTATTGAGGAAAACAAATTAGAAGAATATATTACTGACTGTATTATGTCTTATACAAGACTTGGGCTAGACTCTTTATATGGTAAAGAAATAAATGCTAACATTATTCACACAAGGTATGTGTAAAATAGTATTTATATATTTATAATATATTAAAAGGAGATTCAAATGGCATTAAGCAAAAAAGATCTTAAATCATTAAAACAAAAAATGAAAGACTCTAATCCTGGAGCTTTAAAGGCTATTAAACAAAGTTCGAGCGAAAGAAAAAGCATAACTAAAAAAACTATTATTAAAAATGAAGATTTTAAAAAAGTCAAGTCTGTAGTCAGATGGAATTTTAAAGTAAATCAATTAGTAAATATTCAATACTATGCAGGTAAGCCTTCACTAGGTTTAATAGTTTCTGACTTTGAGTATTTTAATAGCAGAGTAGAAAAAAATTGTTTCTTTGTTCTAATTGATAATTCTGTTAAACAGATTGATGGTAGGTATTTACGCGAGATTTAACACATAAGTGTAACTTAGTTCAAACCTTATTTATAATAAAATATAATTAATAATTAAATCTTTAATTCAAAGGAATTTAAATGAAGCTTAACGTTAAAAACGATGGTATTGTTTTTGGTACAAATATTCTTGATATTACTGTTCCTCATAAATTACGAGAAAGAAATCCCTGCGGTGTAGAATACATTGATGCAGCTTTTGGTGGCGAAGGTTTTACTCCTTCGACAATCTCATTGTTTACTGGTGAACCTGGTGCAGGTAAAACTACATTAATGTTAACCTTAGCTAATGCCTTGACTTCACAAGGATATACATGTTTATTTAACACAGCTGAAGAAAGTTTATTTCAAGTCAAATTAACATGTGAACGTTTAGGTCTCAATTCAGGTTTTGTTGCAGGACAAGAATCATATGTTCCTCGACTTCTAAAACAATGTGATATGTTAAGAAGAAGATCAGGCAATAAACCTTTTTTCTTGATTGTTGATTCATTACAAACACTTAATGATGGTAAATACGGTGAAGAAAATACTAACAGTCAATCTGCAGTAAGATCATTACAAATGTTAACTGATTATGCTAAAGAGCATTATATCAATGTTATCTGTATTGGACAAGTTAATAAGAGTGGAAATATGGCTGGTTCTCAAAAGCTCAAGCATATGGTTGATGCTATGTTACATCTATCTATCGAAAAGAAAGATGAGGACTTTAAAGGTTTGCGTGTTCTAGAAACTATTAAGAATCGCTTTGGTGGAGCAGGATGGACATTCTTCTTAGATCTTAAGAAAGAAGGATTTAATGAAGTAGCAAGAGTAGGAACTAAGTAATATATGATTTATGCATTGTTTGCATACATTGTTGCTGCAACATTAACTTTTTTGCAGCAAAATCTTCAGTTTATTGACGCTTATTATAAAGATAAACACATCCAGATAATAATCCTTTTTAGCTTTCCAATAGCGTATCTATATCTTCAGGCCTGGACATATTTCGTAAATAATTCAGGAGGCTCTGTTTGGTCAGCAAGATTTATATTTTTCGGTCTTTCTTATTTTGTTTATCCTATACTAACATATCTTTGTTTAGGTGAAACTCCTTTTACGTTAAAAACAGCTCTTTGTACTCTACTTAGTGTATTGATTTTAGTTATTCAATACAAATTATAATCTCTAATGTGTAAATAAGATTTATATTAAATTATAATATAAAGTAATTAAACAATAATAAATTCTATTGATAAAGGAAAATCAAATTGAATATTAAAAACTTTCTAAAAATTGCTCAAAATCTTCCACCTCATCATGCAGTTCTTATGAGAGGTGGAACAGGTATCGGTAAATCTGCACTTGTAGCTCAAATTGCTGAATCATTAGACAAACCATTAATTGATGTTCGTGCCTCAATTATGTCTGAAGGTGATGTTCAAGGTTATCCTGATATAGAAGGCATGAAAACAAAAGGCGTTATGACTTTTTGTATGCCTTCTTGGTTTGTTAGAGCTTGTAATGAACCTGTTGTTTTATTCTTGGATGAATTAAATAGAGGTTTGCCTGCAGTACAGCAATCATTCTTTCAAATTGTTTTAGATAGACAGCTTGGTAATGATGAAGACGGCAATCCATATAATATTCATCCAGAAACAAGAATCTTTGCAGCAGTAAATCATGGTAATGAATATGATGTTAATGAAATGGATCCTGCTCTTTTAAGACGATTTTGGACAATTGATTTAGAACCTTCGAAGTCTGACTGGATGTCTTGGGCTAAGACTAAAAATGTTGATAACTTAATTCTAGAATTCTTAAAAACAAGAAATTCACATTTATTTGTTGATTTAAATAAAGTCAAACCCGGACAAGTTTTTCCAACACCTGCTTCTTGGGCAAGATTTGATGAAGTACTTAAATTTATGAGCATCAATTTAATTGATGATAGAGAAAAATTCGATATTTATAACACAGCAGTTGGATTCATTGGAAATGAGGCAGCAATCGAATTTACAGACTTTGTAAATAAATATGAAATTATTGTAACACCTGAAGAACTTCTTAATAGCTTTACAAAATGTAAAGACAAATTATCTGCAATGTCTAATGATAGAATTAATTCATTGATTGAAAGACTAGGTGAACATTCTATTGCAAATGATTGGTCAGTATCACAAGCAAAGAATGCAGCCAAACTAGGAAAAATGATTTCTGAAGAAATGATGATTCATTTTTGGTCATGTGTTACAAGAGGTAAAAACATTAAATCTATTCAAACATTCCATAAAGAAATTGGACAATATGTCGTAGAAATTGTAAATAACAATAGAGACTTATTAAACAATAAATAAGGAGTTTTTAATATGAGTAATAAGAATTCTAGCAATAAAACATTAAAGAAAAGAAAAGTATCACAAGAAAGAATCGATAATTTTGATTTAACAAAACATTTAGTAGACTTTTTATGGAATGAACCTTTTTATAGCAGAATTCTTAGATCACTAAACAAGATTGAATCAAACATAATTCCTACAGCTGGTGTTACATCTAAAGATACAGATATTACTCTATTATGGAATAGAGAATTTATGGCAGGATTAAGTTCAAAAGAAGTAATTGGCTTATTAAAGCATGAATGTTTGCACTTAGTTTTTGGACATACTACTGAGAGAAGAAGAGATCCTCATATAATATGGAATTATGCAACAGACTTAGCAATTAATTCTACAATTCCAGAAAAAGAATTACCTGAAGGAGGTTTAATTCCTGGTAAGGCATTAACATATGAACAAGATCAATTAGAGCAGTTATCTGAAAAAGAAAAAGAATCATTCTTAAAGTTATCAGAATTAATAGCAAGTTTTCCTAAAAACAAAACATCAGAATATTATTTTGAAAAGCTTATGAGCGATTCTGATATTAAAGAATATCTTGAAAGTCAAGAACAGACTATTCAAATAGGATTTGATGACCACGATGGTTGGGACGATATTCCAGAAGATCAGAAAGAATTAATTGAAGGTAAAATAAAAGAGATTCTTAAAGAAGCAGCTGAAGAAGCAAACAATAGAAACTGGGGATCTATTTCTGCAGAAATGCGTCAAGAAATTATGAAAATGCTTTCTAATGAAATTAAATGGGAATCTTTACTAAAACGTTTTTGTGGTTTTACTAAAAGAGATGAGAGAAGATCTTCTATTAGAAAGTTAAATAGAAAATATCCAGGAATTCATTCTGGATTTAAAAAGATCTATAAGCCAATGATTGCTGTTTATATTGATGAAAGTGGTTCTGTTTCAAATCAAGAGTTATCAAAATTCTATGCTGAACTTGATAATTTATCAAATAGAACAGACTTTTATGTTTATAGGTTTGATCATAGTGTAGATGAAAAATCATCATTTCTATGGAAGAAAAATTCTAGACCAGATATGCATAGAACTTTAACTGGAGGTACATGTTTTAATGCAGTAACTAAACATGCTATTAAGAACAAGAAAAAGTTTGATGGATATATTGTTTTAACTGATGGTGGTGCACCAAAACCAGATATTTCTAGAGGACTTAAAAGGTGTTGGATATTAGCTACAGGTTGTAAGTTAATGTTTGATGCAGACAAGACTGATATTGTTATTAACATAAAATAAATTTATAAAAGAGAAACAAATGTTATATAATTACAACATGGAAACATTTAAAATTTCCAAAGAAAACAACGAATTTAAATTATATCATAAAGCAGAAAATCGTTGGTCCAGTGGTTGGACTTTCGTAGGCAAATATAAAACACAAGAAAAAGCTCAAACAGCTGCTAGACTTTACTCAAATTAAAAGGAAGAATAAATGAAGAAGTCAAATCGTTACAAAATTACTATTGACAAAAACGGCCTTGGTGACTATGAATCAAAGTTAGTTGAATATACTTTTAAATCTTCATCTCCAGAAGACGCGTTAAGAAGAATTGATGTTGTTAAAGATACATGTCAAAAAACAGGAAAAAGAATACCATATCATGCATCTCTTTATTTAGAAGCATTAGCAATTTCAGCTGAAACTGATTTATATTATAAAGACTAATGTACTGGATAGGCTTTATTGCATTAACAATATTTAATGCTTTTATTTATTACGATCAAGCTCAACATAATAAAGATGATTATAAACTAAGTCCTTATATTTTCAACTTAGTAATATTCTGTTTTTATTGCGTTGAGCTTTTATTTTTTACCTTGTTTTATCTAATCACCCAAGAAATAATAAAAATTATATGCACATTGAACTAAATAAATTTATTGAAGAAATGAATCAGACAACTTCTTCAAATGAAAAAACAAATATTGTTTTTAACGCGTCAAAAGAAGTAAGAAAAGTTTTGTATTATACATATAACAACTATATGCAATATTATATTACTCCAAAGTTACTTGAAAAAAGGCAAGATCTATGTAACAAATATACAAAATTTGATTCTATTTTTGGGCTGTTGGATTCTTTAAATTATAGATTAATTACAGGTCATAAAGCTATAGAAGAAACAAACGGCTTTATTTTAAATAATCCTGAATTAAAAGACTTGTTATATTTAATTCTTGAAAGAAATCTTAAAATTAGAGCTTCTGTTAAATTAATTAATAAAGCATGTCCTGGGTTAATACCTACATTTAATGTTGCTTTGGCAAATAAATATGATGAGAAAACAAAGAAGAAAGTAGACTTTAATAAAGATGTTTGGTATGTATCAAGAAAACTCGATGGTGTACGCTGTCTTATTATTGTGGATGACAAAGGAAAAGCAAAATCATTTTCAAGAGCAGGAAAACAATTTCATACATTATCCTTGGTAGAACAAGAATTAGAAAAACTAGGTGTTAAAAATATTGTTTACGATGGCGAAATGTGTATTGTAGACGAAGATGGAAATGAAGATTTTCAAAACATTATGAAAGAAATAGGTCGTAAAGATCATACAATACAAAATGGTTTATTTCAGATCTTTGATTTTATTCCTTATAGAATGTTTGCAAAAGGTTATGGAGAAGCAGGACTATTTTCTCAAAGAATATTAGCACTTCAAAGTTTAATGCTTGGAGAAAAACTAAAATATATTGATTTTCTAGAACAAACTCCAGTTACTAATTTTGAAGAATTAGATGCATTAACACAAAAAGCTTCTGAAAAAGGCTGGGAAGGTTTAATGATTCGAAAGAACACGATTTATCAAGGAAAAAGATCTAATGATATATTAAAGATCAAAACATTTCATGATGCTGAATATGAAGTTGTTAATACTTTTAATGGTCTTTTACGCTATATAAAAGAAGGTGTAGAAGTTGAAGAAGAAATGTTGAGTGGAGTTGCTATTAAACATAAAGGAAATATTGTTAGAGTAGGAAGTGGATTTTCTATAGATCAAAGAAAACATTTGTTTGAAAACCCACAAGACATTTTAGGAAAAACAATTACAGTTCAATATTTTGAAGAATCACAGAATCAAAATGGAGAATACTCGTTAAGATTTCCAGTTATAAAGGTTATTCATGGTGAAAAAAGAGAATTTTAATTTAGAAGGAAAACTTTGTTATTACAGAAAAGAAATTGTTTTAGTTATAAAGAAAAAGAAAAGTATTCTTAAGTTTTCTTCTAACTTAGAACAGCACGATAGCTATGATGTTTTATTTTCTAAAGGAGGTATAGATCAAGTTGGCGCAAAAAGTTTAAAACCTCTTAATTAATTATAAGATATATAAGATATATAAGATATGTACTAATCAAAATATAACGAGGAAAAAATGAAAATAACAGAAAGCAGATTACGTAGAATTATTCGCAATGTTATTGCTGAAAGCATGGAAATTGATGATATTGACTTAGCAATAGAAAGATTATCAGGTATTGTAGAAATTGAAGCAGCGAATGGCACAAAACCATCAGATAAAGCAATAGAAGCGGCACGTGAAGTTTTCAGACTAATTGAAGATCCGAATTCAGGCTACAATGAAGAGGACTTGTTTCGCACGTTATGTGACGATCCTGCAAATCAACCTCATAGAGAAGCTTATTTAGCAAATCTAGGTATTTA